TCTCGACCTCAGAGGTACTCAAATCACAAGTCTTCCTGATAACCTGACAGTCGGAGGTTATCTCGACCTCAGAGGTACTCAAATCACAAGTCTTCCTGATAACCTGACAGTCGGAGGTTATCTCGACCTCGAAGGTACTCAAATCACAAGTCTTCCTGATAACCTGACAGTCGGAGGTTCTCTCTACCTCAGAGGTACTCAAATCACAAGTCTTCCTGATAACCTGACAGTCGGAGGTTATCTCGACCTCGAAGGTACTCAAATCACGAATACAAGTAATATAAACAAAGAAATACCACAAATATTTCAATGGAGAAATTTTGAATACATCAAAATTGACGGAATATTTTCTAAGGTTGTATCCCATCATGGAAATGTTTATAAAATTCGTCAAATAGGAGAATTTAAAGAAAGGTTCGTTGTTACCGATGGATCTGGCAAATGGTCACATGGAGATACTATTAAAGAGGCTAAAGATGATTTGATTTACAAAATTCCAATCGCGATAAATCAAAATATAAATCTCTTACATTAGATAGCGAATTAACATTCGAAGAATCAATAGAGTGTTATCGCGTAATAACAGGAGCTTGCTCTGCTGGGACTAAGATGTTTGTAAAAGAAAAACTTAATATAAAAAAAAGACAAATATACCATCCGAGAAATAATTAATATCACCGATGGACAATACGGAAGTCATGAGTTTAAAAATTTTTTCGAGAATAACTAAAAATAAAAACAACTGGACCTCCCTGCGATTCTGAGGTGTAAATCTAGTCTCAGGCCGGCAACCGCAAATCTTGACAGTGGTAGACCTTGACATTTGCAATGGTTCGGCAGACAGAAACACGGTAGGAATTGCAGAAGGGACAACAGGGCATATAGTTTAACGGGAGAACATCACCGCACGGTGAAGGATGGGGTTCAACTCCTTAATGTCCACAAACACTTTTAAATTAAAAAACATGGAACAAAATCAAGTAACAGAACTGCAAATAATCCAAGCTAAACAAGCGGCTGATTTTGCAATGACACCTGTCGGTCAGACGGTGAAGCAATTTGAAGTCATGCAGCGCATGGCGAAGATGTATACAGAAAGCACTATCGTGCCGGAAACATACAAGGGAAATACGGGTAATTGTGTTATCGCATTGGATATGGCAATGCGTATGAATGCCAATCCTTTGATGATCATGCAAAACCTTTATGTGGTCAAGGGAAATCCGTCATGGTCCAGCAAATTTCTTATTGCTACTATTAATATGAGTGGCAAGTATTCGTCATTGAGATACCGTAAAAGAGTATTAGGGAAAGTTGGGAAAGTCAAGTATAATGATACGGTTTGGGATAACGCCAGCAGAAAAAACACCATTGTAGTTAAAGAATTTGACGGGAGTGATGTCGATAATATCGAATGCGTTGCTTATGCCACAGAACTCTCAACTGGCGAAACGCTTGAATCTGACCCTATCACCATTGAAACCGCGATTAAAGAGGGCTGGTATACAAAATCAGGGAGCAAATGGGTTACAATGCCAAGTTTAATGCTCACATATCGTGCCGCTGCTTTTTGGCAACGCATGTATTGTCCTGAAATTAGTATGGGGTTCTTAACTAAAGAAGAAGCTGACGATGTACAGGATGCTGAATACGAAGAAATCAAACCTAAAGACAAATTAGCTGAACTTGCCGAGAAAGCAGCAGGCGTTGAAGAGCCCAAAATTACTGCTCCTATGGAACAAACACAGACTAATACAAGTAAGCAACCGCAGCAAAAATCATTACTATAATGGAAGCCCAACACACATTAGAATGGTATAGAAAACGTCTTGGTAAAATCACCGGCTCACGTGTCGGTGATTTAATGAAATCCAGCCGTAAGAAAGATGAAATGTTTGGAGATACCGCTAAAGCATATATCTACCAACTTGCCGCTGAAAGGGATATGATCCCATCCGTTGTTGAAGATGATGGATTATTAGAAATGTACCTACAACAAGTAGGTTTCTCATCAAAGGCTATCGAATGGGGGAATATTCAAGAAGAGAATGCTCGCAAACTGTACATTAAAAAGACAGGTAGAAATATGGTTGAAACAGGTCTTTGTATTCATCCGAGCATTCCAAACTTTGGTTCTTCACCAGATGGATATTATTATGGTGACGATGGCGAGAAAGGCACTTTGGAGGTAAAATGCCCCAACCAAAATACCTTTATGAAGTACAAGGTCGAAGTTAGCGACAATGCCGGGTTGCTAATGGCAAATCCAGAATACTTCTTTCAATGCCAATCTCACATGATGGTTACAGGTGCAAGCTGGTGTGATTTCACCGTGTACTGCCCATTTCAAAGAAATCCTATACACATTGTGCGGATAATCCCAGATTATTCATGTTTCGATATGATAGAGAAACGAATCCGCATTGCTAATGATATTATTGACGAATTAATTGACGCAGAATAATGGGAGAACTATTAATAAATGATAGAGCAATGTATACAAAAGAGCCAATAAGAATTAAGGCTATAGTCAAAGGCAAATACGGACAATTATTTTTCGTATTCAATCGCAAAGTTGAGTTTATCCACACACAGTTCGATCATGAAACAATAATCGGAGAAGATGAAGGATTATATAACTTCTATTTTTATAAAAGTCCTTCTAAAAATTTTCAGGCATTTGCAGGTAGAGAGTTTGATTTAAAAATGTCAGATGGAAGCACAACTCATTGCTTCGGTCAATGGTGGGATGGTCTAACTAAAGCAGCAAAACTTATGTTCGACGGCGTATTGTCAAACATCGCATATTCAGATATTGAAAGCTTAAATAAATGCTACGTGTATTATGGTGGGAGATGCGATACCGATTGGATAAACAAATTACTATCTGAATATAACGGAGAAATATATGAGTATTATGAATTTGAAAAATTAATCAAAAACAAATAGAGTTATGAACACCCAATTAGCAATTCAAGAAACCGACCTCGAACTTGTCGTTAGCGAAAAGACGTTAGGCAGTCTTACTACCAACGCCAAGCAAATCAGAAATATTGTAATGGCCAATCTGCCAAAGTATGATATATCCAACTACACGGATGACAACATCGATCAGGCGAAGAAGGATAAGGCGGCTCTTAATAAAGCGGCTAAGGTTCTCAACGCAAAACGCCTTGAAATAGAGAAAGAGTTCATGAAGCCTTTCGGGGAGTTCAAAGAGGTTATCACAGAAACCGTTAAACTGATTGGTGACTGCTCTGCTAAAATTGACGTAGTAGTCAAGCAAAACGAGCAACAGTATAAAGACAAGAAGTTGGCTGATATTCGCACCTACTTTGACGGATTGAATGCAAACCTCGTTGATTTCAACAAGGTGTATCGTCCCGAATGGCTTAACAAGTCTGCAAGCATGAAGTCTGTTTGTGCTGACATTGACGCTATATTTTCCAAAGTCGAAAATGAACTTTATACTTTACAGGGCTTTGGAGAGGACTTCGATGTTCTCCGAACTTACTACATGGATACGTTGAACATTAACAATACTATCCAGTATGCCAACCGTTTGAAAGAACAGCGCGAACGAGCCAAGGCATCAGAAGTGGCACGCATAAAAGCTCAAGAGGAAGCAAGGCAACGAGAAAAACAAGCCATGCGACCTCAGAATATGGATTGGATATCCGAAGATGCACAGGAAATACAGTCTGTACAGCAGGAATTGCTCACTCGGACGTTCAAGGTGACAACGACACGTGAGAACATCATCGCCCTCGGTAATTTTATGAACGAACATGGTATAGACTTCGATAAAATAGAAGTGCCATGAATTGAGGATGAAGACATAATCGGAAAAACAGATGTGAAAAACATCATATCGCTATTGAATCGTTCACAATTTCTGATAGAAGCCAATTGTCAGAAGGCATGTGATCTTGACGTAGCGAGGAGATGCAGAAATATGAAGTCTAAATTAGAAAGAAGACTAAATGACAGATCACGATTGCGAATACATACCGGACCGTAAAGTCTGGATATAAGACACAATAGAGTTTTTCATAATATTAGTTTAGATTGGTGGTCTTTGCCGTCCGTGAGGATATGCAGGGATTCCGGGGCGAAAAGGAAGTAATCACATAGGCCATTTTAGGGAGGTTCGATTCCTCCCCGTCCCACAAAATGATGTTTAACAAAAAAAAAATTATATGATGCACAATTGGTTTGAATGTAAAGTCTCCTTTGAAAAAGTATTGGAGAATGGAATGCAAAAGAAGGTAACAGAACCCTATCTGGTAGATGCGTTAAGTTTTACAGAGGCTGAAGCCCGTATCATTGAGGAAATTACTCCTTTCATAAGCGGTGAGTTCACGATAAAGGATATCAAACGGGCTAAGTTACAGGAGATATTTTTCAACGAAAATGGAGATCGTTTCTACAAAATTAAAGTATATTTCATCACACTCGATGAAAAAAGCGGTAATGAAAAGAAAACGGCGGCATATATGCTTGCACAGGCTTGCACATTGAAAGAAGCCATCGACGTACTGGAAGAAGGCATGAAAGGCACCATGGCCGATTACACAATTGCTTCGGTTACAGAAACCATGCTGATGGATGTATTCCCATATCATGCCGACAAGGACACCGAAAATCCGTGCCAGGAAGAATCACCTGAAGTTCGAAAGTTTTTCCAATCACTTCCGGAGGGATGTAAGACGGAAATAACAGTTGCCGGAAAGAACATCATTGTCGATAAGACAGGAAAGGATACGGTAGTAACTCCAAAAGAAGGTGAGAGGAGAACGGACGATGACATATGAAGAATTAAGGCAAAAATGTAACGGCAAGAACATAAGGCGGCATCCAAAGTTTTTGGAAGATCAGCTTCAGAAGAGTTGTGTTCAGTGGTTTGACATACAATATCCACAATACAGGGCTCTTCTCCATCATAGCCCAAACGGAGGTAAAAGGAATGCCATCGAAGCGGCTAAGTTAAAGCAGATGGGAGTGCGTGCTGGATTTCCTGATTTGATACTGCTTGTCCCGAACAAAGAATATTACTATATGGGCATCGAGCTAAAGACGCAGAAAGGACGTCAAAGCGAGTATCAGAAAGAGTTTCAGAATGAGTTCGGGCGAATCGGGGCGAAATACGTTGTCATCCGCTCAATAGGTGAGTTTATGAAAATAATTAACGAATACTTGAACGACATATGATAATGGATGATGAGATAAGGGAGATTAGTAGCTATTTAAATATAACTTGCTCCAATAACCCTACTGAGATACAGGAGCGTATTTCGGTAATTATGGTCTACGTGATGCGCACCGGTGAAATGCTTGCAGATGCAAAAAAACTGCTTAGGAAAAGAAAATCGGACGAGATACAGAACACGATTATCCAAATAGCTAAGGAGAACTGCTTGTCAGCAAAAGTGCAGAACGCCCTACTTGATAGCATTGCTGAAGAAGAATGTTATTTAGTAGATCGTTTGGATAGACTCAACGCATCGGCCACGCATCAACTTGATGCACTCAGGAGCCTGTTAAGCTACGAAAAGGAATCGCTTAGGTTAAATAAAACAGGATATTGATCATGGACGTATTGAAACTTATCGGTTGCCTCCAGGAAAAGAGACGACAGGAAAAGATAACGCCTGACCATGTTCCGGAAGTCGAACTGATGAATGCCATCCATGCCGAAGCGAGAAAAGAGCTGAACGACCTTTACGTCTCCGGCAAAATAGGGATCGTAAAGACGTTAAATTCAAACGCGGTTTATGCAAAGGAAGAATATGGCAAGGAAAGAAGGTTGTAACAATAGCTATTTTTCACATGATAGCAACGCAAGAAACTCGGACAAGCTTATAAAATTACGCATGCGGCATAAAGCAGCCGGATATGGAGTCTATTTCATGATCCTAGAAAGATTAAGAGAGGAGCCTGAATACATGAGTGTCAAAGATTATAACATGATAGCCTTTGACCTTCGTGAAGATGCCTCTCTAATAAAATCAGTCGTTGAAGATTTTGGGTTATTTGTCTTTACCGAGGATGGTAAGTACTTTTACTCCGAAAGTTTCAAACGCAGAATGGAGATCAAGGATGAAAAGATTAAAAAAAGAGTTGAAGCTGGGAAGAAAGGTCTTGAAAAAAGGTGGGGAAATGGCAAAAGTGTAGCAAATGCTACGGAAAATGATAGCAATGCTATAGCAAATGCTACGGAAAATGATAGCAATGCTATAGCAAATGCTACGGAAAATGATAGCAAGAAAAGAAAAGAAAAGAAAAGTAAAGAATCTCTCTCGCTAGAGAGAGATAAGAAAAGCGCGCCAGAAGGCGCTTCTCGCTCTCCCGACCATCCTGGTTTTCATTCGGAAAAAGTCGAGAAGCCGCTGGATGAATGCAAGGCTTTTGTACTTGATGATCTCGAATGGGTTGAAGTTGTCCGTATGCAGCAGTATATTGACCAAACGGATTTCAATTCCTACTTAGATGAGTTCTTTCGTGATTTAGCCTGTCGGAATGTAAGAATGAAATCGCCAGAGGATGCGAAAAGTCATTTCGCTTCTTGGCTTAGTATCAAACTTGAAAAATTGAGAAGAAATGCAGGAAATAAGAAAAATAATACATCCACCGTCCCGAAACAATACGGTGAGTATTAAGCCTTTCCTTGATCTCGATATAGTCCCATACAAAAAATGGTTTTTGTATGTTGCTCAACGTGCTACAAAAGGGACCTTTCTGATAGACGATCGAAACAAGGATCTTGTAAACGACCTGTTTCTATACTTTCATCTTCAAAAAGGGCGGCTGGACACAAGAAAGGGATTATGGCTGGAGGGGCCGGTCGGCACTGGTAAAAGCACATTGATGCATGTCTTCAGTCAATACTTTAAAAGTCTTCAGATGGGGTTCAGAGTTTGCATATGTAGTCAGGTAACAACAGACTATTCTCTTACAGGGGATCTTAGTCGGTATCTCGATAATTCCGGTTGGTCATCTTCCGGACCCGTCCCAATGTGTTTCGATGAGTTGGGTCGTGAACCGTTACCTGCTAAATATTACGGAACCGAGTTAAACGTAATGCAGCATATACTGCATATCAGGTATAGTTATTGGCAAACTACCGGGCTTAAGACTTTCGTCACGACTAATGCCGATGGTGCTGAGATAGAACGGTTATATGGAGACTTTATTCGTGACAGAAGGAAGGAAATGTTCAATATCATACCTGTAATAGGGGATAGTAGAAGATAAGACAATGAATTTAATATAAAAGATATGAAAGGAAAACTAACAACAGCAGTAGCCATTTCAGAAAATGAAATGCTCTCAATAGGTACGGAAATAGAAATCACAAACGGATGGTGTGGATGTGATGGACATTATTACCAATGCGAGATTCCCGGAGGAAGACAAATGGTAATAGAATCCAAATCGATCGAGATCACCGACCATCGTCCGTATATAAACTGGGAACAACGGCGGTATGAACTAGCTAAATCAGCTATGCAGGAATTACTTCACGGATTCACCATCACACAGGAGGATATAGAAGACAAAGCAAAAGCATTGGCAAAATCTTCTGTGTTTTGGGCTGACGCCCTTATCAAGGAATTAAAATCAAATACCAACAATTAAAACATCAACATAATAAAAGATGAACTATGACACATAAACAATTAGTTGAAAAATGGGAAGTCCAGTTAACACATTGGAAAAATTCCAGCAACAATCTTACTCTCACGGAAGAGTACAGAAGCAAGGCTCTTTATTATGCATCTTCTATTTCTGCCTTTTTAATCGATTTGAAAGACATGAACAAGCTGGAAGATGTGAATTCTTGGATAAGCATAGATGAACAATTCCCGGAAGATAAATATCCTGTATTATGCTCTTCCTCGATATATGGAAAAGTCGTTTTATGCTGGGATGAATTAAGTCAGACGTGGAATTATCCAGAAAGCAATGAGTTTTACTGCGATTGGGATAAGGTAGATTGTTGGATGCTTATCCCCGAAGTTTAAATAACATCTAAAAAAGTTATGAGACAAAAGAAACTACATATATCCTTTGATTTAGATGTCGGGGTTACAGATGATGACAAATTAAAAAAGTCAGCCCTGAAAGCTGAAATTAAAGATTGTATAAAAGACAGATTATGGCAATTCTACGGCTGGGTGAAGATTACCAATCTAAATATTAATGAACAGCTTAAAACTAAAAAAAACTGAGCCTTGGGCGGCTTTGTAAAACCCGTATATCAAATGAAAACATTAGACGAAAAAGCTGCCGAATATGCAGCGAGTGTAGTAGCTGCATTTCCTAGCCTAAAAAATCACAAAGGAACAATTGAGACCGTTTATGGTCAGGCGGTTGTTCAAAACGAGGCGCTTGAGTCAGGCGAACTTGGCACATTTGGGAAGGCCCTTATTTCCTTAAAACGCGGTTTTAATGTAAGACGCAAAAGCTGGGTTAAAAACGGGGACATGTTTATCGTCAAGCAAATAGACAGCGATATTTCTCCTGATATTGTACCTAAAATGCAATCTTTACCGGATGCCGCTAAAGCGGAAATTAAAAAGCACGCGGACGGTTCTATTCATTACCATACTCAATGTTTGATTGTGTACCCTCATGGTATGCAAGGTGCTACTGCCACTAACTATATCCCCGATTGGTTAGATATGTTTGCTAACGATTGGATGATTGCAGAATAATTATTCCGGCTACCCTAGGTATTAACTAGGGTAGCTATAAACTAAAAAATACTGAAGAATATGAGCAAAAAAATAATTACCGTTATGTAGCCTATGACGCTGCAAACGGAGAGTATGAAGAGTTTGAAACACTGAAAGAGGCAGAAGATTGGCTAACAGAAGATGATGGAGACGGTATCTCTGATGAAGCATGTTGCGGTCAAAACTATATCGCCGAAATTCAGTATCGATCTGTTGTCACCAAGATCGATGAAAAAGCAAATTATCATGTGCATACAAACGAATGTCCAGATGATTGCGATGAAGAGGAATGGCCATATTCAGACGATTTCGATTGGATAGGGCATCATTCGTATGAAAAAATAGACTGGAGTAAAGCTAAAAAATCATGAAACTTACAAAAGAAGAAGATCAAGTTGTTTGCAAGTTCTTAAAGAATATTGTAGACGAAGGAGGAAAACAGCTATTAAAGCTAACTATGTTCATGTTACTTCGATGGTCGGAAGAAGCTATTCGAATAAATGCCGGCGAAATTGCTTTGGCCCAGGTGATCAACCATGAAGGAGAACAATATAATACCCGTATGGCTATTCAGTACTCTAAAGTTGGCGAGAAGACTTTGGAAGAGCGGGCGTATGAGATAGCCGACCGAATGATCTCTTCCGGATCAGCAAATTGTGATATCCGGGAGGAGTTGAAGAAGGCCATATTAGCAGGGTACAATTTGCATCAGGAGGATTTCGACGATGAATGACCTAAAACAATTCAAATACTGGCTCCGGATAAACGGGTTCCGTCCGGAGCAGTTTGGAACCGGTACGAGATGGAACCCTATTAGGCTTAATTTTAAGAAGAACTGAATCAAATGGGAAAAGTACACGCCTCTCTATTCTCTGGTTTCGGAGCTGCTGATCTTGCCGCTGAGTGGATGGGTTGGGATAATGCCTTCTGGTGTGAGATAGATGACTTCCCTCGGGCTGTACTAAGTTACTGGTTCCCGAAATCAAAAGGATATGGAAACATTAAAGAAACAGACTTCAAATTTTGGCGGGGAAAGATCGATGTTCTCACCGGAGGATTCCCCTGCCAGCCATTCAGCGTTGCCGGACAGCGAAAAGGACAGGAAGATGACCGCTACCTCTGGCCGGAAATGCTTCGCGCAATACGAGAGATACGACCCTCTTGGATTATTGGTGAAAACGTTGGTGGAATCATCAGCATGGTACAACCCGGTTGTGAAACTGAAGTGGAACATCAAGCCGCTTTATTTGAAGAGACTGACAAGGAAACGATACTCGAACAAGAATACGTTGTCGAAACCGTCTGTCGAGATCTTGAGCAAGAAGGATATTCCGTCCAGCCGATTGTTATTCCGGCTTGTGCCGTCAGTGCGCCCCACAGAAGGGACAGGATCTTCTTTATTGCCTACCGTTCAGACTCAGGGACTAAAAGTGTGCAACAGTCAAGGAAAAACAGAATTTATGAATCTGCGTTTGCTACCGACACCAACTGCTATGATGCCGGCCGATCAAGACATGAAGAAGTTAAATGCCAGACGGGAAAAAGTCAGACAGCAGAAAGGAAATGGGAACGGGTTCGGTGTAACGCTAAACGAATTGGCAAAGAAGGGGCTGTTACCTACTCCCAACGCACGAGAAGCCGACAAATACAGCAAAAAATACAATCCAAACAGTCAGATGCGAACTGCATTGACTGCGTTGGCAATGAACGGGATGCTACCTACACCAACCAATTCGATGGTCACGTATCAAGATTTTGTTCAGGCAGGATACCACAGTTCGAAACGTCCGGAATACGGATTGATACCGACACCCGTATCCAACGATGCGAAAAACAGTGCCCCATATCCGAGTCAGGAGAATCGAGATTCAATAATGGGTTATTTGATGCGTCAAGGCGTAACTGGCGAAACTTCCCGACTCAATCCCCTATATGTCGAGGAAATGATGGGCTTCCCTTTGATGTGGTGCGTCTTACCATTTCTCTCACAGCTTGGTGTACCGGATCAATCAAAGGCTACGGAAACGCAATAGTCCCGCAGGTGATGTATGAGATATTTAAAGCAATAGAAACAACTCAAGAATAATAAGAACTGAGCATAATGGATGTAAATGTAATATATAACTCGGAATGTCGATTAGGACTAAAATGTCTATCGGACAATAGCGTAAACTGCTGTATTACATCACCTCCATATTACGGTTTGCGTGATTATGGAAATGATGAACAGATAGGGCTTGAAGCTACACCGGAAGAATATATTGGGAAGTTGGTTGAAGTGTTCCGGGAAGTTCGACGGGTGTTAACGAATGATGGTACTCTTTGGGTTAATATAGGCGACTCGTACGCCGGATCAATGAAAGGAGCTGCACAGTTTCCAGACAATGCAATGAATTATAAGCAGGGGACAAACCGGGGGACACTTAGTAAGGCAACATTAGTAAAACAATGCACAAACTGTAAGCCTAAAGATTTGATAGGTATCCCTTGGATGCTTGCATTTGCTTTACGTGCCGATGGGTGGTATCTACGTCAGGATATTATTTGGGCAAAACCAAATGTTATGCCTGAGTCTGTGAAAGATAGATGCACCAAGGCCCATGAGTATATATTTTTGCTGAGTAAATCAAGAAAGTATTATTTTGATAATGAGTCTATAAAAGAGCCTTCTACAACATTTGATACATCAATAAGGGATCGAGATAATACAAAGATGAATAATACTCCAGGAAGATCAAAAATGCATGGATTGACTACAAATGATTATAAAATGAGGAATAAGCGATCGGTTTGGACTGTAGCAACTCAACCTTTTAGAGGTGGTCATTTTGCTGTTTTTCCTCCTAAGCTGATTGTGGACTGCATTAAAGCCGGTTGTCCAGAAAACGGTATTGTTCTTGATCCCTTCATGGGTGCCGGGACTACAGCTGTCGTTGCCAGAAAATTAAATCGTAATTATATTGGTTTTGAGCTGAATCCTGATTACGTGAAAATAGCAGAGAATAGATTGAGAAAAGAAGTTGGAATCTTTCAACATTAAAAAAATATGAGCAAGAAAAAGAAAACAGTTACGGTACTGGCGATTGAACATTCAAAAAGAGTGTGTGATCCACAGCCGGAATTTATAGATCGAATGGATGTAAGGCAGTTGGTTATGAATGCTTACAGGAGCGGTTATAATAAGGCTCATTCCGAGCATGTAAAGTGCATCGCAAATATCGTGGAGCTAAAGCTGTCTGACATTGATTCCCCTGTATTTACTCACACAAAAGAGTTCAGAGAACATTTTGATTACATAATGTCAAAAATCAAGGAACAGTTTAATTAACAACTAAAAAAGAGCTGAACATTATGGATAAAACGAAATGTATCACTTTCGATCCGGTAGCCCAGGATGCATTACCGGATCATATCAAAGCAAAGATGGAAACTGTCAAAGCTGTTGATCATGCTCAACATGACAAAGAATCATATCTAAGGTATATTATCAGAAATGGAGATAAAACTTATTTTGTGAAGTTTTATGACAACGACAAAAAGCTACTTGCTCATGCAGACAGCTTCATTAAAGCGGGCATCTTGGCAATGGCGTATATCATCCTGAAAGATGGAGTGGGATTCGGCATTGAATACGTAGAAGATTTATCAGGTATGAAAGTACCGGTTGATATTAAATAATAAAAAGAATTGAAGCATGTTTGAAGCTAAGACAAAGGCTATCACACGATGGGGACTTACTATCCGAGGTTCTGATGTGTATTTTTCTAAAAAGGAAACTGCTATAAAAATAGGAAGGTTGTCACTAAAGATGAATCCGGAAACAAAGATGTTTGAAGAATACCGACTTTGGGATATATCTTACGGTGCTCCTCATCTCATAGATGAAAAAAGATTTGATAGAACAATATTAATTCATAACTAAAAATAACTGAAGTATGACAGTAAAAGAGTTAAAGCAAAAATTAGAAATGTTTGATGATGATTATGAAGTGAACATTGATCTTGACACTTGCGACAACGAATTATGCGACATTATACCTATTTCGGAAGTGTATGAAGGTAGTTGCTGGAATGTGGTTATAAAATAAAAAAAGAGTCATGAAAATAAGACAGGCTAAAAAGATCATGAAGAATGTTCGATTGTATGCCGGAATGATCTGGGTATACGGAAGTGGTCGAGTAGACATAGCATGTAACCGAATGTGCCGGTATCACTCCAAAATAGATGAAAAGTTCAAAAAACTTCATCAGTTGGCAAATGAAAATCCTCTAGCTTTTGTACAAGCAATAAGATTCATATCACGAAAGACATGAACCTTGTATGTAGAATTTGTGGTCACTCTTACAGGATATGTAGCGGAATGGTATATTGCATTAGGTGTTATCACGTTCCGGAGTCTCATAAAAAATATAGAGATATAAAGCCTCCGGTAAGGAAGAAGCAAACAGAATAGAAAAGCAAAGCTGTCCAGGAGCCAGCCGGACAGCTTTGTAAACTCTCATTAACAGCCTCTAATTCCTATTTTATTTACCCATTAAATAAGATACATCAACCTTCGAAGCCTGCATATTTTCTCATTAAAGTTTACCGGCTCGAAGTCAAGGGAATCAACTAGGCGATCGACTTCTTTCCTAGCTGATTCCCTTTTTAACTTCTGTATTTCCTTGTCTTTTTTTCGCATAGTCGTTTCTTTTGATGTTTGTGGCAATCGCAGCTACAAATAAACATCTGTATGTCCTTTGATAGCTTTCTACCGATGTATCCTGCCAAATAAGCTATTTCTTCCCCTCCTGCTGGCATTTTATAGACTATGGCTATGTGATCCTCCAAATGTCTTAATTCATGCATCAGAGAGTCAGAAAACTCTTCTTCAGAAGATGTCTTTCCAATAACCATGACAGACTCTCTAAGATGATAATTTGAATAGGTTAAGCCTGTGTTGAGTTTGCACGCTTTCAGGTTACGATATGACTCTTTCAATTTTTGAGGGGGACAACCAATACTTTTTAGGCAGTCCATTATCTCATCAGTCCAATAACATGTGACATGGTAAAATATATGTACTAGCCAATTGTATTTAGGTATGTTTAGCTCCCGGTAAATCATCGTTTTACAGCATTAAATTTTCGTTCTATCTTTCTGCGCTGCTGTCTGGATAGATTTGTGTTATTCAAATTATTTACGACGGAAGCAACTTTATCATAATCCTTTTTTGGCATACTAGCCAGCACGTCCGAGGGGGACTCTCCCTTAAGGATACGAAATATGTAACCCCATCCGCTCATTAGATCATTTCCTCCCAAATTATAGGTGTTCCGGAACCGATCATATCTGCATAGAATCGTGTGAATACAATACCATCGTAAGCGTTCGGATCATCGCACACGTTCTTTATATGAAGTGCGGCATATTGTTCATTAGGAACAGACGAACCGAGGGAAACCGCCTTACACATGTTTGCCACATACACATAGTCGTAGCCCCCTTTCTTCTTGACTTCGACACTGTATTTTTTCAACAGTTCATCTACCTGCTCTTTCGTCCAAGGTGTGATTTTCACTTTCTTGCCGTTACCGTCTTCTTTTTCCATCATGGATACAGCAAAATCACACATGGCCTTGCTAAAATGCCATCCGTATTGCGAAAGGTAAGCTTTCATGCCGGAAGGAAATTCGTCATACATATCTAGTCTCATATTATTGTCTATTTTAAATGAAGGGGAACACCGTCCCCCTTCTGATTAATAACGTCTACGTCTGCGGTACTCTCCCGCGTAACGACCGGTCCCTTTTACACCGCGTCTCTCTCCATAACCGTCACCACCTCCACGTGACCAATCACGACGAAATTCATCGTTATCATCGTCATCATCTTCCCTGAATCCCATGCCGCCATCCATAGCCTTTCTTTTGCCTTCTTTGCAGCCGAGTTTATAGGCTTCTTCCATAGCCTCCATCAAATCGTCGTCCTCATAGGCGTCAAATTCTCTGTAAAGCTCTTCTAGTTTTCTTGATCCCATAATTATTACTTTTTAGTTGTTTCCTTTGCTCCAAGTTGTTGCATCAATTGCTTATTTAGCTCCATAAGCTCAGACATATTCTTGCTCATATCAGACACCTGAGCCTTAAGAGCATTGATCTCCTGTTCTTGACGTTGCTTTTCTGCAAATTCAGGATTGATCATCGTCAGCATCTCATCACAGGAAGCTATCACACTCAGATCATAGTCCCTGCTGTTAACCCTATCCAATCTTTTTTGTTTTATCATGGATATCTCATTGTTCATTGCATCACGGGAGCATGAAACAACAAGATTTCCATTTTGTCCAAAGTCGGCAATATCATTACCGGATGGAAGATTCTGAAATGTTGTGTTCTGGCCATTAATATTGGCCACGACATCAACAACCATCTCCATCTGAGGCATCTGTCCCATAGGAGCTGGCATAGGATATTTGGGCTTAGGGGCGGAAACGCTTACCACAGAACCAATTTCAATGAAATGCTTGGCTTCCTTATGGAGAATATACAACTGATTATTTACTCGAAGATTCTGAAACATAGTGATTAATTTTAAATGGAGTCGCCTTTTTTGACGACCCCGTGTTTGTTTTTACTTACTTTTCACTGCTTCTGCTACAGTCGGCGTTGCAGTAGTCGATCTATATCCTCCATTCACTAAGTACAACTCATTGGTGTATTTGTTATAATGGATTTCGTAGATTCCGGGACCAGCAAGATTGGCAACCGTAACAGGTTCGTTACCGTAAGCCAGTAACGGACGAGTATCACCGTTAGTCCCAATCAAAATAGGAAGAGTTGCTGTTGTTCCAGCCGGGATGGCTTGACGGAGATTGACATAGAACCCGCCTACATAATCCCGGTTACGGAATGCATGGTTCGGAAGTTCTAATGTCACATTCTCCGCTCCAACCGTTACAGCCACCGTAGGCAGGGTATTGAAATTCGCTCTTCCAATTGACGGGAATGGGAAAGGGAATCCTGTAAAAAAGTTAGGCCACATAATCACCTCCTTTCTTATCCGGATCAACCCCAGTAGTTATTGCAACCACATCCGTAACCACCGCGTCCATATGCCGCGTCACCTGCATATGCTCCGAAAGCGGCTGCACGATAAGTTTCCGGATTATACACCTGCAATTGTGGATAAGGGACAGATACCGTTGGAGGCATTTTGCACTTAATGCCATCTACATCACTTTGCAATGCCTGTAAGCCGGCTACCAACGGCGCGATCTGTTGACCGAAGTTGCTCAAGATTGTTGCATTCTGATTACGCTGAGAGATTTCCCCTTCCAAAACTGCAATTTTCGCATCTCTTGCTGCGAGAGCTTCCTGCTGACGGCGTGCTTCTGCAGCATCCATCTTGGCTACAATAGCCTGGAATCCTTCACGGTAAGCATCTGTCAAAGAACGTGTATTACCTTCCATTGTACGCGTAAGCGTATTCATGTTTTCGCAGCTCGCTAAGCGACTTTCATATCCCTGACGTTCAATTGCAGTCTGTGTTTTGCAACAACAATCGGCTAATTGAGCAAGAACGGACTGATTGCCCTGCATGATTGCAGTGATGATACTGTTGGTGTTCTGCCCCATCTGATTTCCGAGACCGCATATTGCCTGAGATACAGAATTGATACCTGCAAGGATCTGGTCTGAAGATGAGTTCAATGCTTGGGCAAGTGATGCGATGTCCACGCCATTACGGTTAAGCATCTGCATGATCATTTCTCTGCCTTCATTAGCGCCCTGATTGTTGTTTCCTCCGAAACCAAAGTTACCGTTACCAAAGATGGCGGCAATCACAATCAACGCAATAATATCCTGAAAACCACCGTTGTTCCCAAAGAAACCGCCGTTACCTCCTCCCCCGTTCATTAATCCCATGAGGTAACCTGTGTCAATACCTCTGTTCTGCAAAGACGGAAGGATTGATGCAAGCAAGCCGTTACTCGTTCCACCTGCCCCGTCTTGATTAAATACATAAGTTTTTTCCATTGTATTTTAAATCTTTGTTACGGTCAATATCAACCGCATCGCAAATGTCGCAAAACAGTAATTGTATTGAATGATAGATTTTTGTAGGGTTGTTGTAAGATTGTTGTTATACATTCATATTTTAAATGGCATACCAAGCAATTCGCGTATATTTTTAACTATAACCTTTAGTAGGTAATTTCTACGTATTCTGTCGGGATAAATATTTTTCAACTTGTTGATAGATTGCTGAGTAAATCCGGTAAAAGACGATATTTGCGATTCACTGAATTTATATTCCGACAGTATGACAATCATGATTCCTCGTGAATCAACAATATCACTTCGTTTACATTTTGATAGTATCAGCTCCTCTGATATCTCTGTTTCTTTTGAAACAATTCTTAATATTTCGGCAAAGATTTCTGATTTACACATAAAATTTGAATTTTAATTTTACCTTTGCCCTTGCTACATAAAACATACTATACAATGCAACAAAAGCGTAACCATTCGTGTTGAAGACATTAGAGTCCCCAACGTGCGAGTGGTTACGCTTGTGTATCAGTTTTATGTAGCAGTTAAACGGATACGTTGGGGGCTTTTATTTTACTTCCCAGCCCCAAAGGAAGGCTTATGAACAAAAAGCTATTTCTTTAATTTATAAATCATTTTACCAAACACTATCAGGATTGTTATTATAATGACTACAATAGCCCATCCACCATAATTTATCTTTGTTTGCTGCCACCAACCCAATTCCTTTTCAACCGGATATGGAACAGGTGTATTTTTTTCGACCAAAATTTCCTTTGATGGCAAAAATACCGTATCAGGAGCCGTCGTAGCTTTTGCTAGCAAGTTTCCTAAACTGTCGATTTGAAACTGAAGCCGCATGTTCTTGCTTTTTTCAACATCCAGCCATCGAAGCACAATTTTCCCGTTTTCGTCGCATTCTAATAAAGCGCGTATATTTGCACTATCGACCGGACTTACAATCGGTATCAATATCTCTTTTTCGACTATTTTTGTATCTCCTTCAATTGGAATATACTTAATCCTTGTCTTACAGCCGACAAAGGACACACAAATCAATAGTAATATGACATGCCAGACTTTCATAACAGATTCCATCCGGTTACAACATCCGACATAACAGCTTCTCTCCCATTTTCGACTTTGCTCATGCCGGCCACGATCCGGATCATTTGTTCGCGGTCGAAGTTGAGCAGGTCGTCGGGTCCGATCCCGGAATAGCTACTTACCAACGACACGTACGCGGCCGTATTGTTCTCGTTTTCCGGCGCCCATCGACTGATCATCTTCCGGATTGTCGTTAACTTGTACACCCTATGATAGTTTGACAGGATTTTAAATACTGCCCGATAGCCGTAAGCCATTGACTTAAACTGTTTAAAATCTTTGTCACGGCTAGGGTTCACCTCGCCTTGAAACACGTCACTGTTGCGTCTGATGTTCCCAGGGTTGTTGTTTCGTAGTCCACGCGGTAATTCATTCTTTTTCATTTTTATTCTCCTTTTCTTTTGCCGTGATTAAAGCCTCTGTAAATGCGTCTTTCAGCATATCTTTGTTTAGTACACTCCCTATAAGAGCAGCTGATTTTGCAGCCTGTCTAAGCTGTTTTGCATCTGCCTTTTCCCATATGGATCTAATCTCTGTGATAAGGATAAACACCGTAATCAAAGATGTTATAACCGGTATGTTTGTCAAAAAAGAGAAATGGATAAATTCCCAAAATTTGCAAACATAACAAACTGCGTCAATACTCCATGCAATGCAGACACTCCCTGCATACAGAATAAATTTACTTACCGTCCGGCGCATCCCATAAGAATTACGGTCTTCTCCTCGTAGTTTTGCTTTATAATAGCCTGATGCGAAATCCCAACTCATCGCAAAAAGGACAAGCACCAGCTCAAATATGGAGATGATAAGCATCCCCCTCATTTCCCAAATCATTTTTATTACCTCCATTTTCTAGTCGATCCTTTTTATTATATCCAGAGCACTAAAGAGTACCCTGGATATACTTTAGTTAAGTATTTATGATAATCATTCTTCTTTAGTATTCCGTTGTTCAAAAATTGATTTTGTATCGGATAATGCAGCGGTATAGATGGCTTCGCTGTCTTCGTCCGATATAGGTCTGTCGAACGAAATATTTTTGGTTCCGTCTGCATTGATTGTAATATACCCAAACCGGACATCAGCCTTTTTGACCGTTCCTGTTATCGATGTTACGTTCTGACCTTCGTCTTGGGCTACGTTATACTGTATATCGTAACCTGCAACGTTGTTTAGGTAAGTACTTTTTACCACTGATGATACTTGTTCTAGTGCCATAATTATTCCTCCTTATTTTTAGTTTTTGATTCTTCACCTGCTCTCGCCACGGCATCAACGAGATATTTTTTTAATGCCGTTCCCAACAAAACCAACATAGTCTTAAAGTCTTCTTCTAAGATATCAATTGGTCCTTCCGAGTAATATATCTTTCTAGCCAACTCAGACATTGGGACACTTTCAGATGCCCTGTGAAGAGCATTCCCCATTGCTTTTCGCCAATCCTGTAATTCAAATTGGTCAACGCCAACTTCTACTTTTAACTCTTTAAAATTGATTCTTACTTGTTTCATAATTTAATTATTAATAGTTACGATTTAATACAAAATATGTTTGCGCGAAATAAAGCAACCTAATAGAATCTCCTTGTGACATATCAAGATTTCCATTTGCATTGCCTTTCGCGCTATTTATAATATTTCCATTATGATCCCTTATATAGGTTTGACTCCCAAGTACACTTAAATTAATAGTACTGCTACCTGTCATTACTAATATATTGAGGATAAATGATGTTTTTTTATAATCTCCTGTTATATCTCCGTCATATCTAGGGAGGTATACAGACATATAGTTACCCGAATCATTATTAATCATGAAAGTGTCATAATCCTCAAACCAATTCTGAATAGAATTGCTACCTGCTCCCTCTGAAAATTTAAGATATTTCGCTCTCTCCAGATTGGAAAATCCTCCTCTCATTTGTAAACCGCCTTTTAAGCATAATGCATAATTATGCTCAAAACCGCCGCTTGCTTCCAAATATGCAGCATAACACGTGTCCGCATAAGACGTATTCCTGATCCACAAAGGGACAGGCAAACCCAATGTCGCAGGAGCGGTAGCAATTCCAAATCCCGAATAAATTCCATTTTTTGAAATACTAATAGCATTTTCATCTATATTAAAAGATGCTATACTTCCTCTTACTGCAGCTAAACTAGTGGCATAAATACTGTCTACGTCTAGCACTTTTGTACTAATAAACCCTCCTAAAATAGTCGTATTACCATTTACCATGGCGTCTGCCAATCTCTTAAACTCAGCCGTTGCTGCCGAATTTGCCACATCTTCAGCAGCAATATTTGTTGCATAATTTTTCAAAGTGTTAGCCAATGTCGTTGATTGTACATAATCAGACAATGTACTGGCTAATGCATAGTTACTTAGTTTATTATTTAAGCTGGAATTTGTCACATAATTGGATAAAGCATTTGTTACATCAGACATTGATGCCTTTCCGTTTATCCTATTATTGACCGTCGTATAATCCGACAGCATGCTAAATGAGACGGCACCGACTAGGTTTATTCGGTTAGCTTGTATTAAAACACCATCAGTACCTACGTTAATAGCGTTAACTATCGCTTTGCCACCTTCCATCTCCTTTTTGGCAAATATGGTAGTACCATCAGCCGCAGTTATCCAACCAGATGTTTCGATTGTATTGTTTATCGTATTTACCTTTTCTACTGTAGCTGAAATACGATTACTTTGAATAGATAATTCCGCATTTGTAGCATAAATACCGAGATCCGGTTTATCCGTCAAGTTGTTGTATCCTGATCCGGATTTTATAGTGAGGTGAGCCGCTACAATCTCCCCATCTACAAGGTTGAAATATGTTTGACCGTCAGAACTAGCAATCACGCTAGTCGTAATACTTCCAGGCAACACTTCTGTAAATCCATAGACATTCCGATAACTTCTTTCTCCCTCATATTCGCTTGATAAAGTACCAACCAGAAAATAGTAATATCCGTCTCCCGGATCCATCTTATAGGCAGTCTTGCTCAAAAGAAATGATCCAGTCGTCCCCGTCTTTGAGCATTTAGCATAGAAATACATCGCAGCCGTTTCGTCTAAGGCGGGTGATGTGTATGACGACATATCCCAAAACTTATAATCTGAAGGCTTATGTGTTGGAGATATCTTGTCAATACCCAATGTCATGTGTTGGAGTATCGTTGTCGGAGCCGTAAAGACTTTAGTTTTCTGATTATAAGCAAAATTAGGTATCGTTTCAACCGGATTTGTTTTATTGTTTACAAAACGAAATTGAAGACTTTCCGATCCTACCTGTAAAGACATTGTCTGGATATAAATAGGGTTGATGGCTTCAGAAAAACCGTCAATGGCGGCTTCCAGCATTTTCCCGGTTTCCTCCAGATCCCTAAACCTCCTTTTCGTTAAGGATATCGAACCTTTATACCTATTTTCATCGACAACTTCATTTGAGTCAATCTTGCCCAAATCTGTAGTAATGGAACCTCCCACCGGCACATTAGACAATTCAATAACAGGAGCGTGAGGCTTATTTATGTAGTCCTTAACCGAAGTTATACGGATTAATATTCCGTTAGGCTGAAATTGGGTATCCGAAAACTGGATATATCCACTTGGTACTATTTTGCCCCCTATTTCCAGCCATTTGTTTTTAGCCCATATGGGGTCTAGCTCACCTGTAAAGCTAAATTTCTCCTCTTCGTTCTCATAAAAGTACCTAACAGCCTCTTTAAACATCTCCCATGACGCTCCAGTCTGAGTTGCATCATCTTGGATATATGCCTGTGGTAACTTGATGTTAAAGATTGCATATTTATCTCCGATCGATGGCTTTAAATTTTCGTTTGGAAGAGTAACACCATCTTCTTCTAGCAGGACAAGTTCGAAAGTCCTTGTCGCATGATCATAGCCAGTCAGATCGGTGTCTGTCTGGACAATATCAAACTCTCTTC